GTCCCTTCTTCCCGGTAAAGCCATCCACAATGCCGTCTACGAATCCGCTGACCTTGTCCTTTAGCCACTGTGTTGCACCGGTGATGCCGTTCCAGATGCCTGTAACGATGTTCTCGCCGATTTCCAACATTTTTTCCGGCAGTTCCTCCAGCGTATTCTTGATGTTGTCGAAAATGCCGGTGGCTGCTTCCTTCGCCTTAGAGGGTGCAGATGTCGCAAACTCCACGATCTTCTGAAATGCACCGGAGAAAAACTCGCCGACCTTTCCGGGAAGTGCCTGCACTGTTGTGACGATGTTGTTCCAGATGTTCGATGCTGCCTCTTTCGCCTTTGCCGGGGCGTTCTTGGCGAACTCCACGATCCTGCGGAGCATCTCACCGACAAAATAGCCCACCTTATACGGCAGGTCTTTCAGTCCCTCTACGATGGCGTTCCAGATATTTGATGCCGCCTCTGTGGTTTTTGCCCATACGTCTGATGCCCACTGTGCGATACTGTCGAACATCTGGGAGAAAATCGTTCCCCAGGTTTCCAGCAGCGTCGCCTCGAAGGACACGATGCCGTCCAGGATCGCTTTCAGAATGTCTATGCCCAGCTGCAGCCAGTCGGTCTGCTGCACGCCGTTTACGATGGCAGAGACCAGCTGCGGAATGGCTGCCACCAGCTGCGGGATCGCCGAGACCAGTCCGGTCACAATGCCGCCCACCAGCTGGATCGCCGCCGTGATAAGCTGCGGTATGCTATTCAGCAATGTGTTCTGCATCCCGGTAAGCAGTTGAAAAGTCGCCTGCAGGATCGCCGGAAGGTTCTGGATCAGTCCCTGCACCAGTCCCATGACAAGATCAATGCCAGCCTGCACTAGCTGCGGCAGGCAGTCCAGCAAGCCCTGCACCAGGCTGTCGATCATCTCCAGGGCAGCATCCAGCAATGCCGGTAGATTCTCCAGCAAGCCGTTTACCAGTTCCAGAACCAGCTGTACCGCCGTCTGTACTAACTGCGGCAGGTTTTGCAGCAATCCGTCACACAGCGACTGGACAAGCTGTACTGCCGCATCGATCAGAGCCGGGAGATTCTGTACCAGCCCCTGCACCAATCCGTCTACCAGCTGCAGAGCCGCTGCAATCAGTGTCGGCAATGCAGAGATCAGACCGCTTGCCAGTTTCGACACAATGTTGACCGCCATTGCAATCAACGCAGCAGCGTTCCCGGAGAAAAATGTCACGACCGCCTGCAGCAATGTGTTGACCGCCGCAAGGATTGCCGGTGCAGCCTGCTCAATGGCTGCAATGACTTGCAGCAGTGCTGTCATAACACTGCCGATCAGCACGGGAGCAGATGCGGCAAGATACTGTGCCAGCTGTGTGACAAGGTCCAGGAAGGACGACACCAGGATCGGTAGCACTGTCGTGAGCAGCGGCGGCAGCAGCGTACCGACGGACTGCACCAGTGTCATGAGCAGGCTGTTGAATCCGTCCAGCAAGTCCGGCAGAATGTTCGGCAGCTCTGTTGTCATAGTCACCGCCAGCTGATGCACCAGCTCTTTCACCTTGTTCAGAGCCGCCGACAGGCCGCCGGTGTTAAAGGCGTTGACAATGTCGGTGGCAGCCTGCACCGCTGTTTTCGCAGCCGGTTCCAGGTCTGAGCCGATCGCAATGGCAGCACCCTCGGCAGCGGACTGCAGCAGCGTCACCTTGCCTTTCAGATTGTCCAGCTGTGTGTCCGCCATCTGCTGTGCTGCTCCGGCACTGTTTGCGATGGACTTTTGCAGACCGTCCCAGGTGTCGCCGGTATTGGCAAGCAGAGAGTTGACTGCCGCAAGGTCAGTCTTGTTGAAAACAGAACCGATGATGTTGTCCTTTTCGGCAGATGTCATGCCGTCCATGCTGGCGTTCAGATCGCTCAGAATGTCATTCAGGGAACGCATATTGCCCTCAGAATCATAGGTTTTCACACCCAGATTTTTCAGGCAGTCTGCCGCATCGTCCGTGGGACTTTGCAGGGACAGAATGACGTTGCGGAGATGTGTGCCGCCCTCAGCTCCCTTGATGCCATTGTTGGCAAGGATACCAAGTGCCGTGTTCAGTTCTGCAGTGCCACCCTTGATAGACTTCGCGGTCGCACCGATGGTCAGAATGCCCTCACCCAGCTGTGCCACGGACGTGTTGGTGGTTGACGCTGTCTTTGCCATCTGATCCACCATCTTGTCCGATTCTTCCACGCCCATGCCCAGAGCAGACATGGCATCGGTCACCATATCCGACGCAGATGCCAGATCAATGCTGCCGGCAGCCGCCAGATTCAGCACAGTGGGGAGCGTGTCGCACATCTGCTGGGTGTCATATCCGGCAAGGGCAAGATAGTTCAGTGCATCTCCGCACTGTGTGGCAGAAAACGACGTCTCTGCACCCATCTGCTTTGCCAGCGCGTCCAGCGTATCCATGGTGTTGACGCTCTGACCGTCCACCGTAGACATGGCATCCTTTGCGATGCCCATGGTCGCCTGCACCTGGGACATGGAGCTTTCAAAATCGCTGTAGCTGCTCAGTGCGGCCTTGCTGACAGCAGTGCCAGCAGTTGCTGCTGCTGCGGTATACGCCCCGAATGCCTTTACGCCGGTCTCCACGCCTTTTGCAACGCCGCTGCCTGCCGCCTTCGCCAGTTTGCTGAACTTTCCGGAGCTGGACTCCGCCTTGTCCCCGGACTTTTCGATGCTGTCTCCGGCTTTGGCTGCACTGGATTCCAGCTTTCGCAGATCCTGCTCCGTGGCAATGATCTCACGCTGCAGTCCGTCATACTGTTCCTGTGTGACTTTGCCACTGCCCTTTTTCAGTTCCTCCTCGGCTTGCTGTGCGGCAAGCTTCATGGTTTTCAGCTTTTCCCGTGTGTCAGAGATTGCACCGGCAAGCAGCTTTTGCTTTTGTGCAAGCAGTTCCGTGTTTTTGGGATCCAGCTTCAGCAAGCGGTCAACGTCTTTCAGCTGAGACTGGGTGTTTTTGATTTTGCCGTTGACACCCTGCAGTGCCTTTTGCAGACCGGTGGTATCGCCGCCGATTTCCACGGTCAGCCCCTTGATTCTGCTTGCCATTCTCTCCCCCCCTTAAAATTGATCGAAATCTTCCTGTGTCGCAGTGTACTGATACTTGAAATCATCGTTACCCTGCTCCGTGAACATATCCTCCACCAGCCCGATCGTCAGATACTGCAGGTCGTTGATGGAGATGCCGACCTGCACGCACCGCAGCAGAAACAGCGGCGTTGTCATTTCCCTGTCAATCGGGCGAGATCTTTTTTTGACTGCACCTGAGTCTCCATGTTTGCCGCCCACAGATCCAGCAGCTCCGGCAGCACCTCATAGATGGAGAACGTGGAAAAGCCGTCCAGCCACTCATCCGGCGTGTTGGGAACAGACGGGTCGGCGTGCTTTGCCATCACATAGGCGATGTTCTCGAAGATTTCCAGGTGATCCAGCACAATGGAAGATTCCGCAGTGCTGTTTTCTCCGGCATCCTCTTTTTCTCCGGTATCCTCCGAGGCTTTGATGTCTGCCTGCAGTGCCAGCAGATCCCGGAAAATGTCCCGGCGGAACCGGATGCGGTACATCCGGGGAACTGCCGCACTCGCCCGGAACTGCACCTCTTTTCCGTCAATGGTGATCGACTTGGTAATTGCCATTGTTGTCCTCCTTATTCTCCGGCAGCTGTCATCTGCACAGAGCTTGACAGATCCGGCATATACGGCTGCTTGAACCAGTTTGCGTATACAGTGGCATCGGTCTTTTCACAGGACTTCGCCTTGACCAGACCGTTGACCAGAGAAGAGGCAGTCAGCGACAGGGATTCTGTCTTGACTTCCTTGGATTCCTCCACCGTGCTGGATTCCGTGTTGGGACGGGATACGGCACAGCGGTGGAACACATGGCGGATCTTGTTTTTGTCTCCGGTAAACTCGAAGAACAGTGCAAACTCCGAGGTCTCCGCATCGGCGGATTCCACCAGAACGCCCTTTGCGTCCAGCTTTTCGCCCAGGATCTCTGTTGCAAATTCCGTAGTAACCAGAGCGATCTCCAGATCGCCCTCATAGCCGGAATTGTTGGACAGCACATAGTAGACCATGTCGTCCGCATAGAAGTTCTCGTTTTCGCCGTTGGCATCCAGCGACAGGTTTACTGCACCGGGCAGTCTCTTGACGGTGCCGTAGATCGGCATCTCGTCCTCGTCATAGCCTGTGATCTTCGCCCAGTGTACGTTTTTCAAGCCAAACTTGACTTTGTTTTTTTCCATAGCCATAAATATACCAGCCTCCTGCTGCAATTATCGGATTCTCATACTTCTATCTCGTAAAGCACTTCATACAGTCTTTCCGATTCGATATAAGATTCCGTTTTCGTGTAATAGATCTCGTGCCGGGTCAGCACTTTCTCCACCCGTTCTTCCAGTTCCGGTTGCTTTCGGTCTGTGTACAGCTCCACGTCCAGCTGTTTGAAACTGAAATACGCCACATCATCCGCTGAAAACGTCTCCTCTCCGGGAGAGAGAAACAACAGAAACGGCGGCGGCGGACTTTCACCCTCTGCGAAATGATGATAGGCGAACGGCAAGCCGATCTCCTGCACCATCGCTGCAATTTCTTCGTAAGTCATGACATCGCCTTTCGGATCAGTTCTTCCAGCATCTCTTCTCCGTGATCTTCTGCCAGTGCAATATGAGGACGTGCCGCCACACGACCGCCGCCACGCTTGGCGTGTCCTTTTTCCAGAAGGTGTGCGATCTGATAGCGGCTTTTGGAATGCACAGTCATCTCAATGGAATGGCTGCTTTCGCCAGTCTTTTTCACTGCCCAGCTTTTCGCATACTCGCCGGTGCGTTTCGGTGCATTTGCGGCGATCTCTTTTTTCACCTGTGTGGCAGTTTTCCGGACTGCCTTTTTCATTTCCGCATCCGCCAGCTCCACATACTCCTCCAGCCCGTTCATCACCGCCGCTGCCAGATCGTCAATATCCACATTGCTCATCACATTCCACCAGCCTTTCCTGCTGCGACACCGCCGTGATCTGCACCAGATCGCCGCTGGTGTAGTACGGCATCACACCGGTAACGTTGTAGACCTCGCCGCCGAACAGGATCCGGTGGCGGTTGCTGCACAGTGCCGCTGTCTGGGCACTTTTCAGCACGATCGCTTTCATCGTCTGCCGCATGGACGTAACACCCGCCTCTGTTCCCTCCGTGGATGCAGTAATTGCCACGTTTGCCCACAGCTCCAAAAAATCCGTCCATGCACTGGTGTGGTTGCCGATGCGGTCTGTCACCGTTTCGTTCTGCTGCACGGTGATACGCTGGTTTCTCTCTGCAATCGATACTGCCATGTCAGATCACTCCCTCCCGCTGTGCAAACAGCATTGCCCGCAGCGTCAGCAGCAGGGCGTTGTGGTCGGCGTTCTCCCGGTGGGTGTACAAATAGGCGACGGCGTACAGCGTGGCAGTGTGACAGGTCTCCTCCTGCTCATACTGCTCTGCCGACACCCTGCCCACGTCCTGCACCATCTGTTTTGCAGTCAGCAGCAGGGACTGGATCAGCTCATCGTCCTCGGAATGCTCCACACGGAGATAGTTCTTTGCCTCTTCCAGCGTAACCATACAGCACCTCCGTCACTTCACTGCCAGCAGCTTTACCGCCTCGGGCAGGATCAGCTTGCCGTCCACACGCTTGGATGCCAGGAAGCCCACCTGTCCGGTCATGGAGAACAGCTCGTCCAGACGCTTGAAGGTGATGCCCTGCCGGTCGCCGATCCAGTAGTAGCTGAAATCGCCGAAGGCAATGCCGGTCTTGCCGGATGCCAGAGCCGGAATGTAGCTGGAAGTCACATACGGGCGGTTCATAATCATGTCCGGCACGCCGGCAACCACAGACGGCTGCCAGATGTACTGTCCTGTGGTGTCCTTCACCTTGCGGAGTGCCTTGACGGTGGCATCATTCATTGCCCATGTGCCTTTCTTGCGGTACGGGCTTTTCAGGCTGTAGTACAGATCCAGCATATCGTCAAATGTCACAGATGCCGATGCGGCAGTCACGCCGGTTTCTGCACCGTCGGTGGCGTTAAAGATACCGGTCGGCTTGCTCTTGCCGTCGCCGACCCAGAACGCCTCCTCTTCCTTTGCACCCAGCCGTCTGCCGAACTCTCTGGAGATGTACGCCTCCAGATCAAAGGCGGCATCGTTGAGCAGCTCTGTGGAAACTTTCAACGCAGTACCCACCTTGTACGCACCCAGAGACTTCTGTCCGAAGGTATCGTCCGACAGCGGGAAGGTGCCTTCCTCGTCGATCCACGATGCCTCGCCCTTGTCGCTGACGATGGGAATCTTGCGGTCACCGGAGGCTGTGGTGATCACAGTCGCCAGCGTGCGGAACACGTTTTCCTCTTCCAGTGTCTCGATCAGCTGACGCTCGTGAGGTAGCAGTGTGCCGCCTTATCATCTTTCGATGACAGGTTTGCACAAAG